GACCGTGTACCGCCAGCGGTTTGGGGAAATCACGATGGCCGCCTTGACCTTGCACAGGCCGAGAGACACGACGTTGCCAGCCGCCATCTCCGCCCTGCCCCACCGCATCACGTCGGCGTTGTCCAGGGCGGACGACGCGCCGCGCATCCACGTGTTCACGACGGCGCGGTTTGCGCCTGGGATGCCGCGTCCGAAGATGGGGCGTTGCCACGTCATACGGCGGTCGGCTTGGGTGCCGTGAGCTCCGCGAGCTCGAGGGCGCTGATGACGTTGTTGAAGTTGGCGAGCGTCTGGTACTTCTGAAACCACACGACCTTGTCCGCCTGCAGGACGACCAGGCCGGCCACGGTGACGCCCGTCGTGCATGCGGGTGCACCGGTCGGGATCGGCCCGGGCACCTGCTCCAGGTGGAACCACTCGTCCCACAGGAACGTGTGCTGGATGCGGTACCACTCGTGATGCGGGGACACCGAGAAGCCCCGGTAGACAAGCGAACCAATAGCGCAGCCGAGGAAGGCCGCGTCGTTGCGCTTGCCGACGTAGGTCGACCAGGTCGACGTGGGCGGCTCGGCGTTGACCGGAGTGCCCGCCGTCCGGTCCCAAAGCACCTCGACCGTGATGGTCATCTGCGGCACCTCGTAGGCCGGAGGGTTGCCGTTGAGGTCGACCTTGGTGCCCGCTACGTCGACGACTCCGGTCGGCCAGGTGACGCTGCCGTTGGCCGGGAAGGTGGGCGCAAGCCGCCATACCTGCGCCTGGCGGACGCCGCTCTGCCGGGTCACGGCGATGTACTTGGCCTGCTCGTCGGCGACGGTTACCTGCAGGGTGCCGAAGGTGCACCGCACCTCCCACTGGTACAGGCCTTCCGGTCGTGGGAACGCCTGCACCTGCCGGCAGACGTACGCCCGCATGTACAGCGAAGTGTTCCGGAACGCCGCCGGCACGCGGTCGCGCACCTTGGGCAGGCCCGACACCGCGAACAACTGATCGTTTCCGTCTGCCGGGAACGTCGGATTTGTGCCGTCCGGCACCCACTGGACGTCGTACACCAGCTCGAACTGGTGCTCGGACCCGGGCATGACCCGCGTCTGCGAGAAGGTCTCGGCCTTGGGACCAGTGAGGATCCAGCCCATCAGAACGGCATCCTGAAGCTCTGCCGGAGCTCATCAAGCATCTTGCGGATGGCGGCGACGTTGTCAGACAGGCCCGCCGTGCCGATTGCCTGGTCGAGTCCCTCGTTCACCAGCGCGTCCCTGTTGGCCCCCAGCGCCATGGAATTGGCCAGGCCCGGACCCATCAGCGGATCGTTGATCACGCGCATGGCATCGGCGTCCTTGATGCGGGTCTGCTCGGCAAAGCCTCGGGCCACGTCCGGGCCAAGTGCTGCCGCGAGCCGCTTGTTCCGGGCGAACTCGGCGACCTGCGCCTGCGTCGAGGCGTTGGCGGCCTGCAGGTTGTAGGAGGTGGCGATCTGCGTCAGGCCCTGCACGCGATTGCTGGCGGCGTTTACCACCTGGCTGCCAATGCGGGCGGCGATCTGCGCGGCGGTGATGGCTGCCGTGACGCCCGTGTTGACGGCGGTCGCGGCGGCGGCGGCGTTGAGCTTGCGCAGCTCCGCCTGGGCGCGTGCGACGCCCTTGACGACGCCGCTCGGGTCCATCTCGGCGCGAATGACCGCCTTCATCTCACGCGCCACGGAGCACCTCCCGGTCGAACTCGGCGAGGCCGGCCTTCACCCACGGGAACAGCTCCTGCGGGCGCTTGTTGGTCTGCGAGCACGCGATCACCCCGAGCAGGAACTCGCAGCGTTCCAGCGTGGTCATCTCGGAGGATGCCAGGGCGATGGGCATCATGTCTCGCTGCTCCGGGCTTGCGATTCGCCACAGCCGCCGGGTGGCGGCTGAGTAGGGTGCGGTGCGTTCACCTGCTCCCACAGCCTGGTCGACACGTCGGCGGACAGCCGGCCCAGGTCGGCCGGATCGGCCAGGAGCGGCGTGCCGTCCTCGCACGACAGGCAGGCGGCCCACCACCACGGGTCGTTCGCCGCCCGGCGGTAGTCCGCCATGGTGGGCTCGCGCACGACGATCGGCCCGAGGTCCGGATCGACCACGCGGCGGGACTTCGCCATGAACTGGGAGACGTCCAGCGGCATCAGGCCTCGTCCACGCTGAGGGACCACACCGCCGCCCCAGTACCGTCATCGGTGCGGCTGGCAGCGGTGATGTGCCCGGTGATCGTGTACGCCTTTCCTGCTTGATCGCTGAACGCGACCACGACCGAACGATTGACCGCGTTTGCCAGCGACGTCGGGTAGATGTGCTCGCGAACCGGGTCATCGGTGGCGGCATCTTGCGCCAGCAAGTCGAAGCTCAACGTTCGCCGGACTCGCCCTGGCACGCGCTTTTCACGCCAATCGGAAACCAGCGTTACGTCGAGGGACGCACGCTCCACCTGCAGCTGGATGTTCCGCACCGGCCATGTCGTGGAGCCGCCGCTGTTGAAGTTCAGCGACACCGTGCCGCCGTAGCCCATGATGTATGGCATGTTCAGGTTTCCTGTGCTTGAAGGTTGATCGTGACGGTGACCGTGCGCTCGGCGTCCTGCTGGCCGTCATCCGGCAGCTCGGTCCCGGTTGAGAACGACATTTCGTGCGCCACCAGCTTGCAGCCGGTATGCGTGTGTGGGCCGTTGGCGAACGCCTTGGCCAGCTCATGGGCGAGGTCGGCCGCCTGGTCGAGCGTGTCCGCGATGCAGGTCGCGATCATGGTGCCATTCCAATGCGCCTTCCCGAAGGATCCGGGCAGGTACATGGTGGCCGCGAGGTCGACGTTGTAGACGATGCACGGCGTGGTCTTGCCAGCCACGCGCATGCCCGGGTAGACCTTGCTGGTCGCGTTGGCGGCGCGGGCGCGGATCGCTGCGACAATCTCCGGGAAGCTCATGGCTGGCCCCGCAGCGCCGCACGGGCCTCGAGCAGCGTCCGCTGCGATATGGCGGTGAGGATCCGGCGCATGTTGCGGCGGATGTAGGTCGTCGAGAGCTTGCGGCCCGGCAGGTTGCGGCCTGCACCCGAGCTGCGTACGTTCTTGATCCTGAGCCGGCGCTCCTGGGCGTCGGCGGCATACGCCTGGAACCGTTCACGGGCGGCGGCGAACACGGCCTTCATGGCCTGCCCACGCTGCTTTCGCACCTCAAAGGAATTGCCCTTGAACTGCTGCATGACTCGGTCACGCTCGGTCTTGATGAACGTCCGGCGGCTACCTGCCTCGGCCTGCGCCGCGCCCGACCGGCCCAGGTAGATGCCGCCGGAGCCGCCAAAATGCCGGAACCCGTGCTCGAGCAGGTGCCACACCTTCTGCCGTCCCTTGGCCCCTGCCCCGCCCTTGCGGCCGTAGACCACGCCGACCTTGCCGGCGATGACGGCCCGCGGGCCGGATCCCTGACGCCGGACGTCGATCTTGGTCGCGGTGGCGATGGCCTTGCGGTGGGGCGTCTTGCCGCGGAACTGGGCGTTGCGCCACAGCTGCCGAAGGTCGTTCCTGACCGGCTGCAGTGCCGTCCGCATGCCCTTCTTCTGGACGCGCTGCGCCACGTTGCGCGGCAGGCTGGAAAGCACCTTGCGCACCTCGGCGTCGTCGATCTTGTAGCGGATCTCGCTCATGACCGCACCTCGACGGCCTGCATGCGCAGGCGCTTGCGGCGCGAGTCGACGTCGTGGCAGCTGCGGAGGTTCAGCGTGCGGCTGGTGCCGTTGTCGTTCCACACCAGCCGGCTGCGCGAGGTGACGTTCGGTGCCCAGGTTGCCTCGATGGAGAACTCCTGCCGGACGGCTGGCCCGCCGTCATCGACCACCTCGGCACTGGTGACCTGCTCGAGGTGTCCTCGGATCAGGCCCGTCGTGACCCACGCCTCGGACCCCTGTCCGTACGCGTCGACCGTCGTGACGGGATTCTGCACCGTCAGCACCTGGCGGAAATAGCCTGCGCCGGCCATCGGTCAACCCACCGCGTTCCCGTTGTGCATGCGCCTGACCGTCTCCACGAACAGCGGCGACTGCGGCGTGACGACGTCGTCGCCGCGGAACGACTCCACGTGCGCGATTTCCATGCGCATGGCGAGGTATTCCTCCTCGGTGAGCTGCAGCTCCGTGCGGCCCGTCGCGGCCTTCCACTTGGACAGCACAGCCACCAGTGCCTGGTGGATCTGCGCGTCGTCCTCCGTGTGTGGCCGCTTGAGCCAGCCGCGAAGGTCGCTGACGGTCGGTGGTACCGGCATCGGGTGGCTCCCGGCCGAGGGGGTGAGGCGCGTGGAGCCTCACCCCCTGGCCGTGCATGGAGGATGAATCAGGCGTTCGTGACCTGCAGCTGCACCATGGCCTTGGCGCGGGTGAACGCCGCGTTGCCCCAGCCGAAGCCGCGGAACACGATGCGGGCCGAGTTCGCCGCGGTGAGGTCGTCACGACGCATGGTCATGCCCTCCCACTCGCGGATGGCGTAGGCCTCGCGGAAGTTGCCGCAGAGAGCGAGCACGTTCTTTGCTGCCGCTCCCGAAGCGTGCGTCGGCAGGAAGTCCGTCACGTACACCGGCAGGCCGAGCAGGAATCCGCTGGCGCCCTGCGTCAGGCCGGCGTCCGAGCTCGGCACGAAGATGGGCACGTTGCTGCCCGAGGTCGCGGCGCGGATGTCGGCGATCTTCGCGTAGACGTCCTTCGCGATGATCCACGCCGACGAGCCCCAGTACGCCGCGGGCAGCTGCGTGTAGCGCATGTCCATCAGCTTGTCGACCGTCGCCCCTGCGGTCACGGCAGCAGCACGCGTGGTGCTAGCCGAGGTCGCGGTGGTGATGTTCGTGCCGGTCTGGACGGTGAACATGGCGTTGCTCGGGCCGTTCGTGACCCCGGCCATGTAGCCGGCCTCGCTCATCTTCGAGAACTGCCGCATGAGGTTGTCCATCACCTCCGCCTCGACGTCGAAGTTGGCGGACTTGATCAGCTGCTCCGACACCTGCGTCTTGGGCAGGATGGGCAGCGGCTTCAGCGACACCTCGGCGAAGCCGGGGTCGATGTCCGTGGCCGCCGTCGTGCCGGTGTCCGGTGGGCTCCAGGCGTTGGTGTACTGGGTCGACTCGAGCGTGTTCCAACGCAGCGTCGCGTCGCCCTGGCGGACGGTGCGGTAGTCGCACACCCGGCGGGCGATGGACTCGGCCGAGATGTACTTGAGGATCTGCTCCTCGGTCTGCTTCGGGATCAGGATCGACGACGACGCCGTCGAGATGATCTCGCGCTGCTCGGGGGCCGGGCCGCCGCGCAGCCAGCCGCGCCAGGACGACTCGTACTCACGCGACGAGCGCCACTCGGCGGCCGCCTCGCGCCGCTCCTCGGTGCGCCGCGCCGGGGTCGCCGCGACCTGCACGCCCGCGTCACGCTCGAGCAGCGTCTTGCGGATCTCGCGCAGCTCCTCGATCTCGCAGCCGATGTCGGCGCGGGCGTCCTCGGAGAGGTTGGTGTCGGACTTGCGCTGCTCAAGCTCGGTGAGCTTGGTGCGGACTTCGCGGAGCGTGAGATTGCTGACCATGACTGTGGGTGCCTTCCGTGGTGTTGGTTGCGTTTCCTGACGCGCCTCGGCGGAGGTGCCGCTGTAGGCACCGACCTCGACGACGCTGACTTCCCTGAGCTCCACACGCTTCAGCGTGCGGTCGCGTCCCTTCCAGCTGTCTCCGCCTTCCGGGACGCGGAAGCCGAAGCTCATCTCCGTGAGCAGGCCACGACGGACCTGGTCGAGCACCGCCTCGTCGCGGGTGTTCTCCCCGAGCGTGGCCGTGTATCGCAGTCCCTTGTCGTCGCTCTCGAGCACCAGCGTGCCGCTCTTGGTGTTCGCGAGCACCTGCTTCGAGTCGTGCATGTAGAACAGCGAGACGTTGTCCGTCTGGCCGGAGAACGCACCGGGCGCGATCTGCTCCCGGAACTCCCCCTTCATGCCCATCAGCGGCTTGCTCCACGTGTTGTAGAGCGCGGCGTAGCCGGTCAGGGTTCGGCCTTCGACGCCGCCGATGGCCGCGGTGCGGACCTCAAGCTGCTGCATCGGCGGGCTCCTCGTCCTGCTGGTTGTTCTGATTGGGGTCAACGCCCGAGATCACGGGCTTGGGCTCGTCGAGTCCAGGCCACGGCTCGAGTCCCATGCGGCGGCGTGCGTCGTTGGGGGCGAGCACCCCCACCTGGACGAGCTGCGCGTAGGCGCGGCCGGCAGTGCGGAAGTCGCCGATGGTGATCGGGGTGAGGTCCGTGCGCAGCATCTGGCCGGGCGGAAGCAGCTTTCGCGTGAGCTCCCTGTCAATGCCGGCCACGAACGGTGCAAGGCAGTGCGTGACGTACGCCTGCGCCGTCTCGGGCTGGCTGCGCCCTTCGCCCTGGTACAGCAGCTGCGGCGGCATGCCGAAGGCACGCGCCACGTCCTCAACCCCGTGCCGCTTGGCGTCGAGCAGCCGGCCTGCCGCGTCGGCGGCCAGCTGCGCAGCCTTCATGCCTTCGCCGAAGAACGCGGGAGACGCGATCTTCTCGCCGCCGTGGTGCTGCTCGAGCCACTTCTCCCGCATCTGATTGCGGGCGTTGGCGGTCAGCGGGCCGGGGTGCTCGATGCCGAGCTTCCCGACGTAGCCGGTCTTGGCCAGCTCCTCGGCGACCTGGTCGATGATGGCCTGCGTGGAGAGCACGCGGCGGCACTGGGTGATCGGCGAAACGCCGAGCCAGGGCGAGGTGGGGTCCGGGAAGGCCCGGACGTGCACCAGGTTGCTGTCATCCACGACCTTGTCGTGCACCACGTACACGGCCTCGCCGGCCTCGAGTCGGACGCTGACGACGGTCGGGTCGACGGGGTCCAGCGCGACCGGCTCACCCGTGCCGGTATCGCGGCGGATCCACAGGAACCCGTTTCCGTAGGTCAGCGCGGACGAGGCGAGCCAGCGCCGCAGCTCGAATCCCGAGAGCAGTGAGGCGGTCTCGCCTTCGAGGAGGGTCAGCGCGGGCGAATCGGCCACCACCGATCCGTCGCGACGGTGGACGACCATGTCCAGCCTCGCTGAGTCCGTCGAGATGAGCGAGATCGCCCGCATGATCGCGGGCACGCCGAGCAGGTCCGCATTCAGGTGCCGTGCGCCGGAAGCACTGAACCACACCATCTGTGTGGGCCAAAACCAGCGCATGAACTGGGACCAGATCGACACGGCACCATGCTGCGCATGGTGTCCGCGACGATCAAGGCCACGTGAGTACGCGCCGTAGTCAGCGCGTAGACACTAAATCACTTTGTGCGTACTGCGCGTCTGCGCTTTGTCTTTGGTTTGTTGGCGGCGTCCCTGCGGACCTTCCGCCGAAGCTTGACCAGCTTCTCGTGCAACTCAGCGTTCATGCCGTGCCAGCTACCCAATTCTCTCTGCACGTCAGCGAGCTTGTTCTCGGCAGTCGCCAGCCTTGCCTTTAGATCAATCACTTCCTGCAGCCTTCGCCGACATTCCTCGACGACTCGATCGTGCTCTGCGGCAGATGGCACTGGCGCTGAATCCAACTCCTGCCACTTGCGCATCCAAGCGTCTCGCTCTTGCTGCAAAGCCATCACCTTCGCGACCATGCCTTCGTGGTCTTGAACCCAGCCGGCGACCTTGTCCCGGAAGTGCTTGTACGTCTCAATCCACTCGTCGCGCTGCGACTTCATCTCAAGCATCTGCTCACGCATGATTTCGTATTCGGTCACGCTCATCCTCCTCAGAATCCCGGCTGGGATTCGTACATGCTGCCGCCCATGATCTCGAGGTCGTGCAGGACACGGGCGGCCATGACCTGCGCGGTGACTGCGTCGATGTTGCTGGTGCTGCGCTGCTTGACCGGCATGGCAAGCCCCGTGAGCCCCACGTAGAGACGGGCTGACGCCAGGCAGCTCCGAAGCACCGGATCAGGCTTGCAGCGTAGTTGCTCGGAACGCACCCAGTTCTGCCAAATGGCCCACCCGCCGCCCATCCACACGATGGTCTGCGGTGCCTTGTGCCAGCGCCATCCGTGCTTGCGTTCCATCTGCGCGGCCCAGGCGGACGCCTTGCCCACCGGGTCGGCGACGAACGCCTTCACGTCGTACCGGCGGCAGACGTCGACTAGGCGGGCCTCGACGGCGTCGAAGTCGATGGTCGGTCCGGACACGCTCAGGTGCCCGTCCTGCACCCACCGCGCCAGAGGCTGGCGGGTCCGCCGTTCGTCGTGCGCCATGTCCGCACCGGCCCACCAGTGGTAGCCGCGGGTGTGCACCTTGCTGCCGTCCCACACGGCGACGCACATGCTGGTGAGGTCGCACTGCGACCCCGAGAAGAACCCGCCCTGGCTGAAGTCAACCGCTACCACGCCGGGTGCCCCCTCCAGCATCTCCCAATCGGTATCCACCGAGATGCGGTCCAGCAGCTCGAGCGGCAGCGCACCGGCGAGGTCGTCCGTGAAGGTGGCCAGCTCCTGCAGCCACGTTTCCTCGCGGGCCTTGGGGTCGGCCGTTTTCAGCGCGTTCTGAATCTTGGTCCGGATGTCCCGGACGGAGATCAGCACGCCGGCGGACGGGTTCGCGTGGTGCACCGCGAGGTCGGAGTCGGGCTCGTCGGTGGGATCCATGCCCCACAGCAGCGCCCACCACCCCTCGGGTAGGGCCTCGTCCTGGTCGAGCGCGATCTCGCAGGCCTCCCAGTACGGCCACAGCTCGCGGGTCTTTTGGTCCCGGTCGGGGGTGGTGATGAACAGCATCTGCCCCGTGCGGGTCTTGGTGACGCTGGACATGGCCCGCAGGATCGCGGCATCCATGCGGGCAGCCTCGTCGGCGATCACCAGCCGGGGCGTGATGCCGTCCATGGCGTTGTCCGTGCAGGGCATGGCCTTGAGGGTCGCCTTCTTGTGCTCGATCAGGCCGATGCTGGTGGCACCGCCCCCGCCCACGAACCGCCACCGATCCTCCCCGCGGTGCATCTTCTGAATGCGCCCGTGGATGATGTTCGCCTTGTCTTGCTGGGTGGCGACGCAGCACACCTCGAGGTCGGTCCCCTCCCACAGCATCCACTCGAGCAGGGCCGTGACGAGGCCCGTCTTGCCTGCACCGCGGGCCACCACCCACAGGGCGTACCGCGTGGCCGGCGTGCCATCGTCCGCCCGCCGCCGGGCCATCAGCACCGTCGCCGCGTGCACCTGCCAGGGCAGGAGCTCGAACTTGAGCATCCGGCACCGCTGCAGGAACCGCTCGAGCTCGGAGGCGTCCCAGGCGACGCCGTGGCCGGCGGGGTCCGCCCGCTCGGCGAGGTACCGCCGGCACGCGGCCCGGATCCGGCGCGGCGCGGCGACGGTTCCGTCCACGACGCCCCGGGCGTACGCATCCGAGACGTCGACAGCCGCTGCAGCAGGTGTTTCACCGGGTGAAGTAGGTGCTTCCCCGTTGTCGACGTTCTCTGTACTTGGCGGCCCCACCGATGGTCCCGTTTCGACGG